CGAAAACCAGCGCGGCCTCGTCGCCATCGACAAGCCCGAAGTCCTCGGACGTCAAATCAGCTTCCGGGGCTACTTCGCGACGCTGATGATCGATGCCACCAAGTTCCAACGCTTGACTGGCGCTTACTAAGCGAGGCAGGTTCGCCGCATGGCGACCTACACCACGACACAGGCACAAATCACCGACAACGTCGGCGTCGTCAAGACCTTGACCTCGACCCCCCTCGAGGTAGGCAACACGCTGACGTTGTCGGGATTCGCGTCACCGTTCACCGCGCTCAACGCGACGTTCGTCGTCACCGCCATCCCGCAGCACCTGTTCCTCGGTGTCGACGACCAAGGCGACTACGTCTACGACTACGAGATTCCGATCACCAACCAGATCGCCGTAGCAGTCACCGCAGCCGACCAGACACGCGCCCCGGCGACCGCGACCATCACGTTCACCCCGACGTGCAGCTGGGTGAGCATCGCAGACGTCGAGGACTGGCTCGGCTTCACCGTCACCAATCCCTCAAGCGATTACGACCTGCTTAACATGGCGGTCGGCGCAGGCAACCAGTTCGCGTGGCGCCGCCGACAAGAGGCGGGCTACTTCGACAGCCTGACGACCGTCCCGTCGACCGACGTCAAGCTTGGGACCGTCATGTACTGCGGCTACCTGTACAGGATGCGCGGCAGCGCCTCTGAGTCGTACGCCGCGTACGACCCGCTCGCAACGTCCGGGCCGATCGGCGGCTCGTTCGTCGAAGTGCTGCGACTGCTCGGCATCAACCGCCCGCAGGTCGCCTAATGGCTGACGACCTGAAAGCCGGATACAACGACCTCATCGCGCTGCTGGGGGCGATCACCAACCTCCCGGTCGTCTCCAGCAGCGACCCCCGAAACATCAACCCGCCCTGTGTGCTGGTCGACGCGCCGTCGTTCGTCATGCACACCAACACCATTCCCGATATGCAGTTCAGCATCAAGATCATGGCAATCGGCCCGGGCGACCGACGCACGCTCAACAGCCTGCTCGATCTTGCTGACAAGATACGCGCCGCCAACCTCGGCCTGCAATCCGGACGACCGACCGTCGTCCAAATAGGGTCGCAGGACTTCGCCGCCTACGAGCTGACCCTGTCCACTAAAGTCGTGCCATGACCAAGCTGCGCGTCACCACCGACCGCCTCAACGGTGCCAACAAGGGCGACATCATTGACGTCGCCGACTCGAGCGTCGTCGAGTACCTGCTCAACTCGCTGCAGGTCGAGCTGGTCGAGGACGCCCCGGTCGCGGACGTTGTCACCAAAGTCAAGAACGCAGCCACTAAGGTTGGACGCAGGAAACGGAAGGACTAAATCATGGCAACCACAGTTCTCAGCAACCCAGTCGTCTCAGTCGGCACCGCCAGCCCCGGCACCGGCCTCACCGTGCAAGTGGTGTGCGCCGTCGTCAACGCGTCGCGGGAACAGCTTGACTCGACCGCGTTCGGGCAGACCAACCGAACCTACGTCGGCGGCCTGACCAACTGCTCGATCACGCTCACGCTGCTCATGGACTACAGCGCCAGCTCGACCTACGCGCTGCTCAACAGCCTCGTCGGTGCATCCGCGACCTACGTCGCCGTCAAAGCCACGACCGCCGCAATCAGCGCCACGAACCCCGAGTTCCAACTGACGAACGGCTACGTCGAGTCGTTCGACGTCGTCAACGCCAGCCTCGGCGCCCTCCAGCAGGTAGAAGTCACGTTCACGGGCGGCACGCTCGTCAAGGACGTCACGCCGTAATCAACCGCGCATAGAAGGGCAGCATCATGAAACTGACGTTCACCGTCACCTACCTCACGCCTGCAGGCAAATCGCAGACCGACGACGTCGAGATCACGCTCGGCGACTTCGCCGCGTGGGAACGCAAGACCGGGCGCCGCGTGCAAGACCTCGCGACCGGGATGGGCATCAACGACATGGGCTACCTGTGCTGGCATCGTCTCCACAAGAGCGCGCGCGAAGGCCGCGACTACGAGACGTGGATGGAATCGCTGCAGCTGATCGAGTCGCAGGCGGTCGACCGCGCAAACCCTACGGAACAGGCACCGTCCGAAGGCAGCTAGCGGCGCTGCTGCTCGCGACCGGGTGGTGGCCCCCGGACGTCGTGTTCGACGTGCAAGACCTCGCGACGGTACTACTCTTGGATGAGAAACGTCGCAAAGGAAAAAAACGATGACCGCCGTCTACGCCGAAGTCAAGCTCGTCGGCATCAAAGAGGCCGTCAAGGAACTGAACAACATCGACAAGAGCGCCCGGCGCGAACTGACCCGCGAATACAAGCGCATTGTCGAGCCTGTCATCAGCGAAGCCAAGCAACGCATCCCGCTCGGCGCCCCGGTGTCCGGGTGGAATCGATCGTGGACGACCAAGTCCGGCAAGCAGCTGTTGCCTTGGGACGGTGCCGTCGCCGACGATTACATCAAGGCGCGCGTCAGCGGCAAGAAGCCGCGCGAGTACAACGGCATGATGTCGAACCTTGCCGTGTTCTCGATCGCGTGGTCGGGTGCGATCAACACGATCTACGACCTCGCCGGGCGCACGTCTCGAGGCGCGACCAAGGCCGGGGCGAACATGATTCGAGGCATCGAGTCACGCAAAGGCAAGGCGTCGCGCGTGCTGTGGCCCGCGTACATGGCGAACCAAGAGGAAGTCGCGCGCCGGATGCAAGACCTGCTTGACAGGCTGTTTGAGCGCGTGAAGTTCGGAGTCTGACATGGCAGTAGTCATCCCCATCGTCTCCGAGTTTGACGGCAAGGGCATCAGCCGGGCCGTCAAAGAGTTCCAGCAACTCGAGGGCGTAGGCGAGAAAGCGCAGTTTGCGCTCAAGAAAGCCGCAATCCCGGCAGCTGCCGCACTCGCTGGCGTCGCGGTTGCGATCGGCGACGCGACCAAGGCCGCGATCGAGGACGCCAAGGCGCAGCAGATGCTCGCGTCCGCAATCGAAAAGAACACGATCGCGGGCGAAGCCAACGTCCGGGCGGCGGAGGCGTACATCGAGAAAACGATGATGTCGGCGGCGGTCGCCGACGACGTACTGCGCCCGGCGCTCGGGCAGCTCGTTCAGACGACGGGCGACCTGACGTACAGCCAAGACATCCTCAACACCGCGCTCGACGTCTCAGCTGCGACCGGGACCGACCTTGCGACGGTTGTGGACGCCATGTCCAAGGCGGCGGTCGGCAACACGAAGGCGCTCGGCAACCTCGTCCCCAGCGTCCGGGACAACATCAAGGCGGGCGAGTCCCTCGATCAGATCATGCGCGAGCTGGCGGTATCGATGGGCGGGGCGGCGAGCGAAGCCGCCAACACCGCCGAGGGCCAGATGCGACGCCTCGAGCTGACGATCAGCGAGACCAAGGAAGCGGTCGGCGCCGCGTTCCTGCCAATCCTCGAGCGTCTCCTCCCGGTGCTGCAGGACATGGCGTCGTTCGTCCAGAACAACAGCGATGTCATCGCCAAGCTGCTTATCGGCATCGGCGCCCTCGCAGCCGCCATCCTCGCCCTGAACGCAGCGATGAAGGTCTACAACGCGACCATGATCGTCGTCGAGCTGGCAACCAAGGCGCTGACCGCCAGCAACGTCGGCCTCGGCGCGTCGTTCGCGTCCACCGGGTCCAAGGTCGCCCTGTTCTCCGGCGTCATCGCATCGTTGGCAATCACGTTTGACGGACTGTCACGCGACGGCGGGCGCGTGTTTAAGGACTTGTCGGGTCGCGTTGCCGAGTTCGTCAACCTCGGCATCGCAGGATTTGAGGCGCTCGCCAACAGCGCGGTCGCAGCCGTCAACTACATCAACAGCGCGTTTAACGCACTCCTCCCGGGCGACCCGTTCAGCAAGCTCGACCCCGTCAAGCTCGGCAGACTGTCACAGACACCGTTCGGCGACCCCAACGCGCCCTCAGGCAAAGGCGCCGGGACACCCGGCCCGACCAGCGGACCCGACTTTGTTGAGCGCACGTTCGGCATCCCCCCGGTAGTAGTCCCCGTCCCCGTCGTGACACCGACCCCGTCAATCGGCGGGGGCGGGGGCGGCGGAGGTGGACGCGCAGCCACAGGACCGCGCACCGGGCTGATCGACGAGCTGTTCGACATCCTGCCCATCGAGGAAATCGGCGCCGGAGGCGGCGGCGGATTCGGTGCCGCACCCGGCAACGAGGCACTGCTCGACGGCATGACCGGGGGCGTCACCATCGTCGTCAACGCCGCGATCGCCGAAGCCACACTGCCCGACAAGATTGTCGACGCGCTCACCGACTACAACCGACGCTCGGGACCGTTGCAGATCGCGATCGCCTGACATGGCCTCACCCGTCATCCAATCGGGCGACTACCTGCTCGAACTAGACACAGGCTTCGACTACAGCTCGTTCCGCCTCGACAGCAGCCTGCTCGACACCGGGACGCTCGGCCCGGCGACGACGTACGCCGACATCACCGAATACGTCACGAACGTCACCTACAGCCGGGGACGCAAAAAGACCGACTACCAGTTCGGCGCGGGCGTCATGTCGTTCACCATGCGCGACGAGACAGGCATCCTCGGCCCGTACGACACGACCTCCCCGTACTACGACCCGGACAACGACCAACCCGGACTCGCACCGATGCGATCGGTGCGCCTGTCACGCGACGGCGAATACCTGTTCGTCGGCGTCGTCACCAGCTACTACTACCAGTTCGAGTTCGCCGGACCGAACTACGTCCAAGTCCAGTGCGCCGACGAGTTCTACAAGCTCGCACAAACGCAACTGGACGAATACAACGTCACTTCGCAGATGTCCGGGGCGCGCATCACCAGCGTCCTCGCCCTGCCCGAAGTTGACTACACCGGGGCGACCAGCATCGCCACCGGGACCGTCGATCTCGGACACGACGCCTCCTACACCGTCCCGCAAGGCACCAACACGCTCACCTACCTGCAGCAAATCAACGCCGCCGAGCAAGGGCGCCTGTTCGTCGCCCGCGACGGCACGATCACGTTCCAGAACCGCATCGGCAACACGCTCAG